TCTGAAAGCTCATTATTAGCACTTACTTGTGTATCAACGTATGCTTTAGTAGCAGCATCTTGAGCAGCACTTGGGTCAGTTAATCCTGATATTATTCCTGAAACTGTAATTCCAGTTGAAGTTGTTGTTAATACATTAGCACCTCCATAATTAAGTTTTACCCTAGAATCTGTAGCACCATCTAAATCTAATTCTATATATTTTTGTGAACCATCACTTTTAGTTAAGTACATATAAGTACCTTGTAAATACAAAGCTCCTGTTCCATCTTCTGTAATATAGCTATTGCTGCCATTGTGATGTATTTCTAATTCTCCATCAGTACCATATATTGATTTACTTGTGTCTGTAAAAGTTATATCATCTCCTGCACTTACTGCTAAATCCGTTCCTCCTGTAGTATTTCCATTAGCAAGTATTTCTTCTAAAGTATCTTGACCTTCTACTGCTGCATCTACATAACCTTTAGAAGCTGCGTGAGTATCTGCTGTTGGAGTTTCTGGTATAGTTACTTGACCTACAAAACTTGCACTTCCAGTAGAAATAATATGACCTAAAGATGATATTCTAAACGCTTCATCTCCATTATAATTTGTATGTAATAAAGCAGGTTCATCTCCATTAGTATCGCCTGTATGTATTTCTAACCCACCAGTATCATTGCCTGCTGATGAATCTATTTTTGCTATAATGCGAGAGCCATTAGGTTCAGCAGATGTTGGCGTTCCTGTTGTAACAATAAAGTTAGAATTAACATTTACATCACCACTAAAAGTACCTGTAGTACCTGAAATAGTACCTCCTGTTACGTTGCCTGTAATATTACCTGTTACGTTACCAGTAAGATTACCTGTAACATTACCTTCTAAATTAGCAACTAAACTAGCTACTGCATATCCTGTTCCACTTGTGTTTACTGTTGTAGTAGGTTCAACTTCTAATCCCTTAAATAATCTGTATTTACCTGTTAGAGCTTCTCTAAACAGTCCTGAGTATAGTGTAGTATCAGAAGGATGATATTTGCCATAAAAACCTATATCAACTGCGTCTGTAGAAGTGTTGTTGTTTGCTAATACAATTAAAGGGTCTTTGACTGTTAATGTATCTGTTCCTACTGTTGTAGTGCTTCCTTCTACTACTAAATTTCCGATTACTGTTAGATTGCTACCTATTTTAGCATCTCCAAAAACGTGAAGGTTTAATCCTGATTCTGGTGTTACACCTATTCCTACTTGTGTTGTTGATACATATAATGGAGTAATGTTTCCAAGTCCATCTGTGATCTGTTTTGCTGTTGTTCCTATTGCATCATTGTCTATTGACTTTAATAACGCATCATAAGTATTTTTTATTTTCGTGCTTGTTAATGTAGCCATTATTGCTTTTTAAATAAGTTAATAATTTTTTCACATTCCCCTCTTTAGGTCTGTAAATCTTCTTTATAATACCCATCCGTTAAATGTTGCATCTTTATCAGGATTTATATCCTCATTAGTATTACTTGTATATTCAGGAAATAAATTTTGATTGTTAGCCATATAATCTATAAATCTTCTTGTATAGTATTCTGCAAACTCTCTTTCTTTATTTACTAAATAATCCACTTCATTCTTAGATACTGTTTCACTATTTTCAGATGAATGCTTAAATACTCCTCCATTCTTTACCTGGTAAGCTGCAAATGGTAAATAATCTACCATAGCAAAATGAATAAGCATAGGTTGTATATAAGTGTTTACTAAACTTAGATAGTCACCTGTCAAAGTATCTGCTACAATATCACTACTGATCTTATTATATAAATCACTTCCAAGATAATTTCTAACGTGTATCTGTTGTGCTATTTTAATAAACTGAATAAATTTATCTACATCAACATTCCCATCTATAATGGTATTTCTTTTGATGTCTATTGGTTTTATGAATAATGCTGTTGCCATATTTATTATCTTTATCTTGGATTTTTATAACCATTATTAGGCATATCTATAGGTCTTTGTGCCACCTCTTTTGGATTCTTATATTTTTTAGGAGCAGATGGACCTTCAAATCTTGCTTCTTTTCTATCATCTAATGGTAAACTTGATATTATCTTTCTTGCTTTACCTACAGATATTTTCTTATTACCTTTCTTTAAATAAACCCTTCTAAGCCAAACGTGTTTACAATTAGGACCTCCTTTATAAAGCCAAATATTCATCTTCTCTCTACCTCCTACACCAAATCCAGGATTATTATCCTTTTGTCCTTGTAAATCTTCCCATCTATAAACCTTACCTGACTTACTTGCATTTACCATTTTTCTACAAAATTCTCTAGTGTTAGATTCTATGTCACCTGCAAAAGCATATCTTATTCTAAATAAACTTGAATCTTGTTTACTCTTTTTTCTTGCATCTCCTGTTACAACTGTAGCAAATTCAAAATAGTTTTTTATCTGATCTTCATTTTCTCCTGCTATACTTTCATCAATTAATATCCAATCATCACCCATCTCATCACTATTAGAAATTAAATCATCTGCTATTTGTGAATGCTCCTTGTCAGTTGGATTCTTTTTAGATAATTTAACACCAGTTTCTTCTTCTTTAGTTTCCTCATCCTCTACATTATCTAATTCTGTAAACTCTAAAGGTTGTAAAGTTTTAAAATATAAATGAAGTGAGATTTTATTGTATGATAGTATTTTATCAAAAGCATCTATCAAAAGATGTTGGAAAGGTCTTATGACAGTATTGTCCATAAGCGTAGAAGCTGTTTTAAGCTCCTCTGCATTGTTTCCTAGCCCTGAGTTATCTTTTATACCTAAAAGCATTGGAGAAACGACCCTATGAGCTACCATTATCTTTTTAGTAGATTCTTCAGACAAGAATTGATACTGATTATGTGCATCACTGAGTTGAACAGGTTCTATACTTGCAGCACTCTCTGCATTATCATTAAAAGCTAATATGAACTTACCTGCATTACTTGACCCACTAAATTTATTGTATATTCTTTGTTCTATAAGTCTTCTTTCCTCTGCATTAGGAGTACCATTATTAAAGTTAATTAACATTGATGGACTCATACCATTAAGTATATTGTTTAAATGAAAGTTAGATACTTCTTCTTCAAGCTCTGCATATTGTAAACCTCCTTGATAATCTACAGGACTATAATAATAATATCCTGATCTGTATGGTTTTACATAAAGTATTTCTATAGATTCTTTGCTTGTACCAAATGCAGGTATTCTTAAAGGTTTGTCTGAAGGTCTAATCTTACTCCAGTCTTTCCAATAGTAATATGCTTCTATATCTCCTTTCTCATTACACTTCTCTGCTCTAAGTGTTTCTACAGGCATATGCTCTATCTGAGCAATCTTAGTTCTATCTTTAGAATAAATTACCTGTATTGCACATTGTCCCATTAACTTTAAGTCGTATGATAATCTTCTTACACTATCATTATCAAATAATGAAATCATCTGTGCATATTGATCTGGTTTTTTACTGGAATTAGTAGCGTCTAATCCTTTACCATATATCATAGAAGATACAGCGTTTATTATGGCATTGTTAGTTGGACTTCCATTATATCTGTCTATTAGATATTGAAAGTAATTGTTGTCCTCTCCATAAGAAATCCATTCTCTATTACTAACTTCTTTTATTTTAGGACTCGTGTAAGTGCTTAAATTTACTATTCTTAAATCGTTCATATTATTATGTAATCGTTATCGTGAGAACCTGCTGTAGTATCAAATGTATATTCACCATCATTAATTGAATAATAGTCATTACTTGATTGATCTATAGTTTGGTCAGTACAAAATACTTTGTCTTTGTATATTATGTTAGAAGATGTATCTAATAACTCTATGTTATAAGTTCTACCCTCTTTTAATATAGAATTTCCTGAAGATGTATATTCATTAGAAATACTTAGATAATTACCATCAACAGATGGAGTTACTGTAAAACTAAATTCTTCATTTTGTGAATCATCTCTTACTTTTAGAGTAGTAGAAGAAGTAACATAACTTCTAGGTATAATCTTTATAGTTTGAGCAGATGCACTTGTAGTAAGTTTCTTCATACTTATATATCGAAAAAAAAACTATATTTTGTGTAAAATGCAAAAAAAAAGAGGACATATAGTCCCCTTAATTTTCTAACTTAATAATTTATTATCCATTACTAGGAGTAGCAGGTGAAATCTTAGCTACATTCACATTGTCAGTTACATCAGTTGAATCTGCAAGGAATGCAGGAGCTGATACTTCTTGAGCAATTAATGATAAAGAGAATGAAGATGCATCTCCCATAGCTGCTCCACTTGTGAATGAGCCACCAGATACTTCACATCCGTGTTCTCTACCCATTAAAAAGAAATTACCATTATAGTCCTCTATTACGATTTGTGGACGTCCTAAAGCTATAATCTTTAATTCTTCTTGTGTTTTACTATCTAATAATTGTAATGAAATATTTAAAGTTGTTTCAAAGAAAGTAGTACCGTTTTCTCTTGAACTGTTTACTGCTGTATCCATAGATGAACTTCCTTTAAGGTCGTATTGAAAAAAGTCAGGAGTTCCTCCTATATCTACTTTTTCTGCATCTGTGGCATTATCAGTAACAGTAAGACCATAATCTGCAAAGTAAACTGTTTTAAGTCCACCTACTGAAGATTTACAAGGTATGTTTCTTCCTGTTGTTAATGTACAAGCCATATTATTATAATTTTTATAAGAAAGGGTAAGCAGGTATATACCCTACCTACCCCTCTATGTTAAACAATTTATTAAGCTAATGTCAATAAAGATAGGTCACTTCCTATTCCATATTGTACACCTGCTGAGAATCTCATTACTACTCTTACGTTTTGAGAACCATCTAGGTCAGCCATATCTAATAACTTAACTTCGTTGTGGTCAGATAATAGACCTGTACCAAAGTAAATGTTAGATTTTTGTCCTGCAACAATGTGATTAGTTGGCATACCTGGAGCTAATACAACTTCGATTCCATCGAAAGAAAGTGCATTACCTTGATTGTACCATAAACCACCTCTGTTATCAATACCTGATCCACCAACACCATTAGCAGCATATCCTCCTAATTGTCTGATGTATGATTGCCAAGCGATAGTTGGAACGTAGATTTTTAAATCTTCTTTTCCATATACTCCTGATGGAAGTGAATCTACTACGTTTTCTAATAAACTGATAATGTTAGTTGAACTGAAAGCAGTTTCACCACCGTTAGCTGCATCGTTAACGTCTCCGTCTGCTGCTGCTAATACTGTGATTCCATCAAACTCTCCTGCGTTACCATTAACACCACCCCAGATGTTTTGCTCATTCTTTTCTGCTACCAATCCTGCAACGTGACCGATTAAGAAATCAGAAAACTTTGGAGGTAATTGGTCATTCAGAGAACTAAATCCCATTGAGATCGCCTCCCAATCTGAGATAAAGTCTTGCTTACAAAGCTCAAGGTTTACTTGGAATTGCTCTGGTTGTAGAATACGTTCTGTTAACGTCACCGTTGCCGTGTCAGAAAAGTCACACGAAGCATCTTTTATTACGTTAGCATCTGTTGCTACTTTTTTGATTACATCTTTGAACTTTACGTTAGGTTTAATTTCGATGTTACCTTTTTCTAATGTAGGAGAACTTAATAGAGCAGCAGAAATATACTTCCCTGAAAACTCACCTGCATATGTACTTGTAATTGAAACTGTAGTTGCCA